CGTTTAAGAAGGTGTACTACGACCCGTCGCTTGGCCGTCAGGTTGCAGTTTTTGTGCCGGCAGAAGACGTTGTTGTTCCTTATGGGTCTAGCAATCTTGAGTCTACCCCGCGTGTAACGCATGTAATGAGGAAGACCAAGAATGAACTTCGCAAACTGATGGTGGCTGGTTTTTATCGTGACATTGATCTGCCTGATCCTGAAAACGCGCTAGATGACATAGAACGGGAAATAGCAGAAAAAATGGGTTTCCGCGCAACAACGGACGATCGATATAAGTTGTTAGAAATGCAAGTATATTTAGATCTAGCTGGTTATGAAGACAAAAATGAAAATAATGAACCGACTGGCATTGGTCTTCCATACATTGTCACTATTGATAAGACATCCAAAAATATATTAGCAATTAGACGAAATTGGCGGCCAGAAGATGAGTCATGTCAAAAAAGAAATCATTTTGTTCATTATCCTTATATTCCAGGCTTTGGTTTTTATGCTTTTGGTTTGATCCATCTTATTGGAGCTTTTGCAAAGTCAGGCACTTCTATTATTCGGCAGCTTGTTGATGCTGGAACTTTATCTAATTTGCCGGGCGGTTTAAAGACTAAGGGGATGAGAGTTAAGGGAGACGACACCCCGATTGCTCCCGGCGAGTTCAGAGATGTTGACGTTGCGTCTGGAACAATAAGGGACAACATTCTTCCTCTCCCGTACAAAGAGCCAAGCCAAGTGCTTTTAGGTTTGATGAATCAAATTGTTGAGGAGGGTCGTCGTTTTGCTGCGGCAGCCGACCTCAAGATTGCAGATATGTCTGCTAACTCACCTGTTGGTACGACGTTAGCTATCCTTGAGCGTACCCTGAAAGTCATGTCGGCAGTACAGGCGCGTATTCATTATGCAATGAAGCAAGAGTTAAAATTATTGAAAGAAATTATTCGTGATTACACGCCAGATGAATATGACTACATGCCGGTTGAGGGCACGCCCAGAGCCAAAAAATCAGACTACGACGATGTAGATGTAATCCCAGTGTCCGATCCAAACTCGGCCACGATGGCACAGAAAGTAGTGCAGTATCAAGCCGTGATGCAGATGGCTGTGGCAAACCCGCAGATCTACGACATGGTTGAATTAAACCGTCAGATGCTAGAAGTCTTGGGTATCAAAAATGTTGGAAAGCTGGTTCCCAGTGCGGAAGATCAGAATCCAAAAGACCCAGTATCTGAAAACATGAACATCCTGAACGGCAAACCCGTTAAAGCTTTTATTTATCAAGATCACGAAGCACATATCACTGTTCACAGAGCGGCCATGCAGGATCCTAAGATTGCTGCGCTTGTTGGTCAAAACCCAAAAGCGCCAATAATCATGGCCGCTGCCATGGCTCACATCAATGAGCACATTGCCTTTCAATATCGGGTGGAAATCGAAAAGCAGCTTGGTATACCTCTACCAGAAATGGAAAAGCAATTGCCAGAAGAGCTTGAGGTTGAGGTCTCGCGCATGATGGCAATGGCCGCCACAAAACTATTGCAAAAAGACCAAGCCGAGGTTGCACAACAACAGGCGCAGCAGGCGGCACAAGACCCGCTTGTGCAGATGCAGCAGCAAGAGCTTCAACTTAAAGCAGAAGAGGTACAGATTAAGAAGCAAAAACTTGCTATGGATGCTGCGGCAAAAGCAGATCAAATAGACATTGAAAAATCTCGTATTGAAGCACAAGAGCGAATTGCTGGCCTGCAAGCTGGTGTAAAAGCAGCGTCTGAGAAGTCTCGTCTAGATGCAGAGATGGAGGTTAAAGGGATAGAACTTGGCAGCAAAATTGCCAAAGACCGTATGCAGAAAACATGATTACAACCAAAGTCGGATACAAAGGTAATTTATGAATAAGGCGCTTGAAGTACTAATCAAACAGGTACGGGACAAGCGGGATCAGATAGTAGAGGCTGTGTCCAACAACGCGGCCAAGGACTATTCAGAGTATCAAAAACTTTGCGGGGAGATTCGGGGTTTATCCTTGGCGGAGGGTTTTATTCTTGACCTCGCAAAAAAAATGGAGTTTTCAGATGAGTAAGTTTTTAATTGCCAGTCAAGATGGCGAGATTTCAACGCTGCCAGAAACAGCTAAAGAGAAGGCAAAACAACTGCCGGAGCCAACGGGGTATCACATTCTTGTAGGTTTGCCGGAAATAGAAGACAAGTTTGACAGTGGTCTGGTCAAGGCGGATACAACCATCCAGCACGAGCAGATACTAGCAACGGTTTTCTTTGTAATCAAAATGGGCCCGGACTGTTACAAAGATGAAAAGCGGTTTCCTAACGGCCCGTGGTGTAAGGAAGGGGATTTTATTCTCGCCCGCCCTAACACTGGAACACGCCTGAAGATTCATGGGCGCGAACTAAGACTGATAAACGATGATGTGGTGGAAGCAGTCGTTCAAGACCCGCGTGGAATTTCTAGGGCTTAACAAAGGAGAAACAAATGGCAAACAAGATGGATGCGGACGAATTCAAGTTCCCGGACGAGGTAGATAACAAAGCCTCGGCTGAAGAGGAGTTTGAGTTTGAGATAGAGGACGACACGCCGCCGGAGGATCGGGATAAAAAGCCGATGCCAAAGGAGATTGTTGAGGAGTTGGAGAACGACGAGCTTGAGGAATATTCTGAGTCTGTACGTCAGAGAATCAAGCAGTATAAGAAAGTTTTTCACGACGAGCGTCGGGAGAAAGAGCAGGCACTACGTGAGCATCAAGAGGCTTTGGCGTATGCTCAGAAGCTTATACAGGAAAACCAATTCCTTAAAGGTCGGTTAACTCAAGGCGAACAGGTATATGCTGAGACAGCCAAGACAGCGGCAGAACTAGAGTTTGATGCTGCCAAGAAAGATTATAAGGACGCCTACGATATGGGCGACTCCGACTTGCTTGTTGCAGCGCAAGAAAAACTGTACAAAGCGCAGTTTAAATTACAAAAAGCGGAGGATTTTGTTCCGTCTAGACAACATGAAGAAGTTGATGTACAAACGCAACAAATTCCAGTTTCTCGTCCTGACCAAAAGGCGATTGCGTGGCAAGAGCGCAATGATTGGTTTGGTAAGGACGAGGAGATGACAAGTTTGGCCTTGGGCTTACACCAAAAGCTGGCCAGACAATATGGGAATTCGTATACATCGACTGATGAATACTGGAGAAAAGTCGATGAAACAATGCGACGTCGATTTCCAGAGAATTTCGATGAACAGGACGAGACTGGTTCGCAGGGCACAAAACCCCAGCGTGAGAAACCTCCATCTGTCGTGGCTCCAGCAACGCGCAGCACAGGATCCAAAAAGATTATTGTGAAGCAGTCGGCGGTTAATACAGCCAAAAGACTGAATGTTCCGCTAGAGAGATACGTACAGGAAATGCAAAAATTGGAGAAAACAAATGGCTGAGAACCGTACCCCCCGTAGTATTGAGACTCGTGTCCAGGCGGAGCGCCCTAAGCAGTGGGCTCCTCCAGAGCTTCTGCCAGAACCAGATAAGCAACCGGGCTACAAGTATCGTTGGATTCGCGTGACTCTTAATGGTCAGACTGATGCTCGCAACATTTCTATCAAAATTAGAGAAGGTTGGGAGCCGGTCAAGATTGAGGAGCAGCCGAAATATCAACTGCTAGTCAACGGCGAAGGGCGCTGGAAAGATAGCGTACAAGTCGGTGACGTATTATTGTGCAAAACGCCAGAAGAGTTGGCCGAGCAGCGGAATGATCACTATCAAAGGCAATCGGAACAGCAAATCAAGGCGGTTGACAGTAATTTCTTGCGGCAAAATGATCCACGTATGCCGCTGTTTAAGGAGTCGAGCTCATCAACTTCAAAAAGCGGCGGCGGTTAACTAACTTTGGAGTTTACTATGGCTTATCCTACGGTATCAGCCCCTTATGGACTAAAGCCCGTCAATTTAATTGGTGGACAGGTCTACGCGGGGCAGACTCGCCTGATGGAAATTGCAAGTGGCTATGCTACAAACATTTTTTATGGCGATTTAGTAAAAAGGGTGGCTGCTGGAACGATTGAGAAAGACACAGGAACGACCACAGCAACACCGTGTGGTGTGTTTCTTGGCGTTACTTTTACCAATAGTTCTACTGGTCAAGTGCAGTTTCAACAGTTTTATCCAGCATCTCAAGCAATTAAGTCAGGCACAAAGATTTTTGCCTATGTTGCTGATGATCCTGATACGCTTTTCCAAGTCGCAGTAGTGTCTGGCACCACAGTAATTAGCGGTGTTGGTATTAGTGCAATTGGAAACAATGCAACATTGGTGCAAAATGCAGGTTCAACAACTACTGGTGATTCTAAAGTGGCAATTTTAGATTCAACTGCTACTACGAACACACTGCCCATTCGCATTATTGATGTGGTGAGGGACACCGAAACCACTGCTGATAACTTCCCAGAGGTCATTGTGAAGATTAATGCGACTATGCACCAGTACAACAACTCAACTGGCGTATAAGGAGCATATAAATGGCTATTTCACGCGCACAACTACTGAAAGAGCTCTTGCCCGGCCTTAACGCCTTGTTTGGCATGGAGTATGAGCGTTACGGCGAAGAGCATAAAGAGATCTATGAAACTGAAACCTCTGAGCGTTCGTTTGAAGAAGAGACCAAGCTGTCTGGATTTTCAGCAGCTCCGGTGAAGAATGAAGGTTCTTCTATTTCTTATGACAACGGACAAGAGGCTTGGACTGCACGTTACAACCACGAGACTATTGCTTTAGGTTTTAGCTTGACTGAGGAGGCCATCGAGGACAACCTCTATGACTCTTTGTCTGCTCGTTACACCAAAGCTTTGGCTCGTGCAATGGCGTACACCAAGCAAGTTAAAGCGGCATCAGTACTAAACAATGGCTTTTCTGCTAACTACCCTGGTGGTGACGGAGTGGCTTTGTTTAGCACATCGCATCCGCTGGTTTCTGGTGGAACTAACAGCAATACGCCTTCGACTCAAGTTGATCTTTCTGAAACCGCGTTGGAAAACGCAGTTATTCAGATTGCGGCTTGGACTGACGAACGTGGTCTGTTGATTGCTGCTCGTCCGCGCAAGTTAATCGTGCCTCCGGCAGGACAATTTGTGGCAACTCGTTTGCTAGAAACTCAGCTCCGTCCCGGCACCAATGATAACGACGTGAACGCGATCGTTAACAACGGTTCCATCCCAGAGGGTTATACGATTAACCATTACCTTACCGACACGAACGCATGGTTCTTGACCACTGATGTTCCAAATGGCATGAAGCATTTTGTTCGTACGGCGCTATCAAACTCTATGGATGGAGACTTTGATACTGGCAACGTTCGTTACAAAGCTCGTGAGCGTTATAGCTTCGGCTTTTCGGATCCGCTTGGAATGTTCGCATCTCAAGGCGCTTAATAGAGGGGGGGTTAAAATCCCCCCTTGTTTCATAGATTTATGCTATAACTCAGTAACTCCGGGAATCCCCGGTGTGGCAAACAGTCCCGGCTGACGTCATGCAGATTGCCCCACCGAACTCGCATGAGAGGACAATCTAATGGCTGTATCTACCACCCAAAGCATCTGGCGTTCGGGCGGCGGTGACAATACCCGTCAAGCCTATTGTGGCACTGGCGTAATGACTGCCCAGTTTTACGTCGCTAACGCCGCAGTTAGCGGAAACGTCGTTGTCGCATCCGGCGCTACCCTTCCCGTCATACTTCCTGCAAACGCTGTTGTTACAACCGTGGTTATTACAAACGGTTTGACCTCTGGCACGATGAATGTGGGATTTACCACAATTGACGGCGCAACCTCCAACGCATCTTTTTATGTTTCTGCACTGGCCGCTACCTCTGCTAAAACTGTAACCCCAGGATCAACTGGTGCAGGAGCTGGTATTGGAACCGCTGCAAATGCAACCAAGAATTGCACTGTTACTTCTGAAAGTGCAAGTTCGGCTGTGGGCGACGTTGCTGGCTATATTAACTACTACGTCATTGACCCGTTGCTTGGTCAGCAGACCAACTGATAGGGGGCCGAGATGGCTCAACAAACAGACGTAAAAGCTCAGAGCCGGGCTTCGTCAGGTGTGATATTTGAGGGCCGCACTCGCGTTAAGGGCATGATCATTGCCCCGACTTCAAGTGCTGGCAACGTTACCATTGTTGATGGCGGCACGAATGTGTTTACTGTGCAAACAGTTGCAAACGGCGAAGCTTTCAATTGTTTGATACCAGCAGACGGCATTTTGTTTTACACAAACGTAACGGTAACTTTGGTCAACACCTCTGTAACGGTGTTCTATGGCTAAGTCCCCGGCATGGCAGAGGAAAGAGGGTAAGAACCCCAAAGGTGGCCTAAACGCCAAAGGGAGAGCTTCTTACAACGCAGCGAACCCCGGCAAGCCTGGATTGAAAGCACCTCAACCAGAGGGGGGAGCGCGAAAGCGTTCTTTCTGTGCTCGTATGGAAGGAATGAAAAAGAAGCTAACTTCTTCCAAAACTGCAAAAGACCCAAACAGCCGCATTAATAAATCACTGAGAGCATGGAAATGCTAAAAACTGAAGATATGGACGATACAACAAAATATGTATTGGACGCTGTGTCCGTCGTAACAGTTGTTGGCACGGTAATTCAGATTCTTCCTTCTATCGCAGCTTTGTTTACTATTTTGTGGACTGGTATTCGTATTTGGGAAACAAAAACCGTTCAAGGTTTATTCGGGAAGGATTTAAAAAATGAAGACTAAACATAAAACAAAGCGATATCAAGAGGGTGGAAAAACAGAAGAGGATCTCAAAAGAAAAGGATTAGCAGCATCAAATGCAGAGCTTGAAGCTCGACGCTCAAACATGAGCGGTTTGGAAAAACTTTCTGATTCTTTTAAAAATTTGGGTCGGCGACTAATGGCTGGCAATATTGACGATCCGCGTTCTGAAGCATATCGTCAATTTGGTGCTGGCAGAGCGAAAATGGATATCGAAGCCAAGACGCCTGTGCCGGAGTCCGCTAAAGAAACCAGCGACTACAGCGGTCGCGGTGCGAAATCCTATGGCGATGATTATATGGATGTGCCGCATAGCACAGTGACAAAAGCCTCCCAAAAAACTGCGGCTGATGAAGATGTAACAAATGAAAGCAGTTATTCGCCACGCAGTACATACCAGCCGCCAGATATTGGCGATGCAACAAACGACAATATAAAACCAAAACCCAAACTCAAACCCAAGCCACGTAAACGCGTTAGTCAGTCCTTCCCCGTGGATGAAGCAGGCATAGAGTCTCGTCGCAAGACCGCTATGTCTGGATCCAAAGAACCTCCACTGGCAAAAATTGGCAAGGCAATCAAGGGCACGATGGAGTCTGCTGGTCGTTCGTACGACAACTCGTTTGCCAAGCGTATGAAGTCAGGTGGAAAAGTTTCCAGTGCATCGTCACGCGCTGACGGTATTGCCCAGCGCGGTAAGACCCGTGGAAGGATCTGTTAATGAGAAAGCGCAAAAAGTTTGCTGATGGCGGCGTGACTGGTCAAACCCAGCAACCTACCTATCCTTTCTACGGCAATCAACCACAGGCCGGCGGCCAGAATGGCGGCATGAATCAGACGTTCAACATGCAGCCGCAGGCCATGGCAGGCCCAAATGATCAGATGGGTCAGCGTTTTGCCAAAGGCGGTCAGGCAAAAGTTGGTAAGGTGATGCACGAATTTAAGGCTGGCAAGCTGAAGTCTTCATCTGGCCAGAAGGTAACCAATCCCAAGCAGGCGATCGCTATTGGGCTATCAGAAGCTGGGCTATCTAAGAAAGCGAAAGGTGACGCTATGAAAGAGTCTAAGATGATGATGAAGAAAGAAGTCGAGTTTATGAAAAAGAAGGGCGCTCCTAAGTCCATGGTTAAACATGAGATGAAAGAGGCTGGCATGAAAAAAGGTGGTTATGCAGACGGCGGTATGCCGATGGTTATGAAAGACGGCAAAAAAATTCCTGCATTTGCAGCAGATGGCAAAGGCAAGATGAAAAAAGGCGGTATGGCTATGAAAAAAATGGCTGGTGGTGGTTTGGCTGCTGGACACAAGTCGGCTGACGGTGTTGTTAGGAAGGGAAAAACCAAGGCTAAGCAAGTCATGATGGGTGGCTCTACCGGCATGAAAAAAGGTGGCATGACCAAAATGAAGTACGGCGGCAAGGCGTGCTGACATGATGGCCTCGCGTGGAATGGGTGACATTAACCCAAGCAAAATGCCGAAGGCCAAGAAGAAGGCCAGACGGGATAACACCGACTTCACACAATACAAAGAAGGCGGCAAGGTCAACGCTGCGGGCAACTACACTAAGCCCGGTCTTCGCAAGAAGATTGTGTCGCAAGTAAAGGCAGCAGCTACACACGGCACAGCAGCAGGCCAGTGGAGCGCCCGCAAGGCACAGTTAGTAGCTAAAAAGTACAAGGCAGCAGGAGGAGGCTATCGTGACTAATGAACCTGTACCAGCAGAAATAGTGTTGCGCCAGCAGGACGGTAAATACTTTGTTAATAACAACGAAGTTAGTAAAGAAGATTTTGATAAAGCCAATCAGCAGTCAGATCAGGCAATAGGTATTAAGCGTGATGCAACAGGTAAGCGTATTCGCTCTTCACAGGAAGAACGCAAACGCGCAGCAATGTCGGAGTTTAAACACGGCGGCAAAGTAAGCAGTGCTTCTGCTAGAGCAGACGGCATAGCCCAGCGCGGTAAGACAAAAGGCAAGATTGTATGAAAGCGCCACAGCAAAGCCTGAAGAACTGGGGAGACCAGAAATGGCGCACGAAGAGCGGCAAGCCATCGTCAAAGACTGGAGAGCGGTATCTCCCGGAAAAGGCGATCAAGGCTTTAAGCCCAGCCGAGTATGCCGCCACGACAAAGGCAAAGCGGGCAGGGAAGGAAAAAGGCAAGCAGTTTGTTAAGCAGCCGAAAGGCATAGCTCAA